CGACACCATAGAGTTTATGCTCGCCACAGATGACGGCGGCGAGATGGAGATTGACGGCAACACATTCGGCAACTGGAACGACCAAGGTTGCTCATGGATGATGTCAGGCGAACTGATATTAGAACCTGGAAGCAACGCCTTCAATGTGTGGATGTATGAGCATGGCGGGAACTCGTGCATCATGCTCGCATGGAACATTGATGACGAAGGCTGGATGATAGTGCCAGACGAAGTGTTCACAACTAACGAAATACCTACCACTACTACATCTAGTAGTACTACTACTACAATCGCATTAACAACTACTACATCTAGTACTACTACAGTTCAGGAGACCACCACATCATGGGAATCAAGTACAACATTCACGATCCCAACGACGACAAGTATTACTACTGTTGTTCAAACGACTGTCCCTGTAATGACGACCACGACATCTTTACCAGTACCAACGGGAACGACGACAACGACAGAAGTAATAGTTTCCACGACCACGACCCAGCCTGAAGTAATAGAAGTGGAGTTAGGAGGACCTCAAGAAACAATTAGTCCCACCATCGAGACTCTGCCCGTAACCAACATAACCGTAGACGAAACCATAGTTGTCGTAACTGAGACAACCGAGCCCGAAACATTTATAACCGAACCAGATGAAGTAGTTGTGTCTGACACCACAGAACCTGAAACATTTATAACCGATCCTGACGGTCTTCCTGGAGATATTGCTGAACCTGATGTAACTTTTCCTGAAGTAACTTTTCCTGAAGTAACTCTTCCTGATGATACCGTTCCTGAAGAGATTGTTCTTGACGAAACAGATGCCTCAACAACAACAGAACCGCTAGGGGTATATACACAAGATACAGAAGAAGAATCGCCACAGTTGTCATCATCTACTACCTTACCTGATATCCCAGCTAATGAGCCAGTTACTGACGAACGGATAGAGGAGATCTTAAATACTTTTGTTGAGGCTGAACCTGAGCAGATTGTTGCTGCTATTACCCAGGTGTTGGCTGCAGAGATTACCTCAGATCAAGCTACTGAGATTGCCTCAAGCCCTGAGGTGTTAGCTGCCATTACGGAGGATCAAGCAGAGGAATTGTTTGAGCAGATTGACGTAAAGGAACTAACTGAGGAACAGTTAGAAGAGTTTACGGCAGCTATTGAAGAGGCCCCTACCAAGGTAAAGAAAGCGTTTGAGAAAACCATTGACATCTTTGGCTCTGAGTTTGAGGACTACGTACCTACGGGCTCGAGCATCCCAGTCAAGACACGCAGAACCCTTGTAGCTGCTGGGGCGCTTATTGCAGCAATGCCATCTACTAGAATTAGACGTTAATGAAACGAGTTATCACGTATGTAATGGAAAATACTTGGACATGGGTGGGTACTGGCATGGTTTTAATTACCTTATCGGGCCCTACTTTGCGACAAGCTATGCTTCTTACGGGCGTAGGTATCTTAATACACTCAGTTATATCCCTCACACAAAAGGACACAGAATGAACTCAGCAATTGCAAAAGCTTTAGACCTTGGACAACGACTCGTATCGTTATTCATTGCATCAGCCTTACCAATCATTACAGGTGGAGCAATCCTCGGTGTTGATGTGGTCAAGTCGGCAGGTGTTGCAGGTCTTACAGCCTTGTTTGGTGTGGTACAGAAACTTGCTGCTGCATCAGTAGATGGTGAACTTACAGCTGATGAAATTTCTGCAGCGTTTGGTACAGCAAAGAAAAAGAAGTAATGTCTAAGTGGCCTATCGTTAAGGTTGTATTGCCTGCGGATCTTAAAGGTGTAAAGCCTGGAGCCCTTCCAGCTTCCCTACTTCGAGACGTACAACCTTACGGTAAGCTACATTGGCGCGCAGCTGACGCATACCATGCGATGCGTGCAAAGGCGTTGGCTGACGGCATCAAACCGTTTAAGCCCACATCTGCTGGGGATACATACCGATCGTTAGAGATGCAAACTACGGCGTTCTTGCAACGCTATCAAAAGGAACCTATTGCTGGTGCATCAACCCGTACTTGGGATGGTGTTAAGTGGTACAAGAAATCTGAGAAGCTTGCTAGTTTGGCTGCTCCTGGCACGTCGCAGCACAACGTTGGTATTGCTGTGGATATTAGTGAGGCATCTGGTAAACGCTTTGAGTGGATGCTCAAGAACGCACTTGACTTTGGGTTTTCATGGGAGGTAGTGCCAGAAGAACCTTGGCACCTGCGATATACACAGGGAGATAAAGTGCCAGCAGCGGTGCAAGCGTGGCTGGATAGCCAGAAAGCCGTATGACATGGACGGTGGTTGGGCGTTAATACTCTCTGCTGTTGTAACAGCGGTAGGTGGGGTACTCGTCACCCTTATTGCGCAGTTTCGTAAAGAGAACAAAAGTGATCACGCTGTAGTTGCAGGAATGTTGCAACATATATACAGAAGTGTAGGAAGAGTTGAAACGAAGGTGGACAAAGTTGAGAACAAACTCAACGACCACATCAAGGAACATACCCGCAGTTAGTTAGACCTGTCTGTGCCCCCCGTCGGGTTGCCACAGTCCGACTCCCTATTTCAATCACAGCGCCTTGCCACATGACGTGGCAATCGACCCAGGTTCCCCTGTTTACGTCCCACCCCTTGCGACAAGGGCACAACCATGCGCCTAATAAATTGTGTTCACACAGTAGCGTAATGCTTGCAACTTTGCAACATGTGTACTATAGTTTCATCGTAGCCCAGAGGGGTTTTGGTTCTTCCCTTCCTTTGCCCTCTGGGTTACACTTAACAAACGGGAGGAAACATGAGTAAATTCAAAGAATCGTTGAAAACAAAAATCAAAGTAAATCCACGGGAAGCAATCAAACAATTACTTGACAAAGAATCTTACGCAGATTTTGAAGCAGCTTTGAAAGATCAATCTGTTTCATCAGCAGCCATTGGATCCACACTCCGAGAGTTTGGAGTACAGGTATCCAACATGACTATCCAACGCTGGAGATAACGTGAGCAAATTCAATGAGGTTATCCAACTCGAAAGTAATCTAATTGAATTAAAGAAAGCATTGTTGCATAGCCAAAGAGCTGAAGCAAAAGCAAAGTTCAAGACAGCCAACCTAATAGAAGCTGTGTATGAAGCAGCAGCTAACTCGCTGCTATCCACTCCACGCCCAAAGATTATTCCTCCACTCAAGGATGCAAGGAAAGGTAAACCAGAAGTAGCTCTTGTTCATCTTACCGATTGGCAAGCTGGCAAGAAAACTATTTCATACGACATCCCTGCGTTGTCGTCCCGCATGGAGGCGATGATCAAAAAGGTGTTGTCTCTTACCGAGATCCAACGAGCACATCATCCAGTTAGGGAATGCGTAGTGATGCTGGGTGGCGATATGGTGGAGGGTGTTGGAATATTTCCAGGCCAACAATATGAGGTGAGCGCACATCTATACGAACAGTTGTTCGAGGTAGTTCGCATCATTGAGGGATGCATTCGCTCGCTTGCCCAATCGTTTGAGAAAGTCACAGTCGTGTGTGAGTTTGGCAACCATGGCAGACTAGGTAAAAAAGGTGAGATGCCAGCAGGTGACAACATTGATCGCATGGCTTACCAAATTGCTGCAAACAACTGCAAAGATATCAAGCACGTCAAGTGGCAGATGTCGGATGATTGGTATCAGATCTTCCATATCGGAAACTACAAAGTGTTATTGGTGCACGGTGACGAGATCGGTTCATTCGGAAACATCTTGCGCAAAGTATCAGCTTGGTCCACGGGTGTAGTAGAACCATTTGATGATTGCTACATGGGGCACTTCCACACCCCAACCGCATTGACTATGGCTAATGGTGGGCGTATCTTTGTTACGGGTTCACCAGAATCACACAACGAATACGCACGCACATTCATTGCTGCCGTGGGCAAACCATCGCAACGTATCCACTTCATTGACCCAGACAAAGGGCGCGTGACCGCAGAGTACGTGTGCTGGCTATGAAACTTGTGTGCCAGAAGTGCAAGGCAATCCTTGAGTATGACGACACAAAGATGGTCTCATGTCTCTGCGACCCAGATGCCCCAACATGGATAGCAATAACCCGCGAGGGTCGAATCATGTCCATGTCTCACGCTAGCTACGAATACCTACCAAGGGCGCAGTCATGACACATACACGCGCGCGCCTGTGCGCGTGCATAAATAAAGGTGTGCCCCCGCGCGACCCGATCTGCGGGGAGAAACCAGACGATGACGAAGAATGAGCTCACCTATATATATGTGACGTGGATCGACGCGCACTCGGGTAGCGAAACGTGGACCAACATACGCGACCTTGACCAAGAACCCGTGCTCGTGCGCACAGCAGGATTCCTACTACCGCAATCAGATGGCGGCAAGGAAGGGCACATCACCATATATCAGAGCATCACCCCGAACGATGACGTAGATCATGTCCTACATATACCGACGGCGATGGTCAAAGAATTCAAGTGCATCCAAATAAATCTGGAATCAAAGGTTGTGTCCATCCCCCTGACGTGATACATTTGTATTACACGAAAGGAAGAACATGAGATACACAATCAGCAAGCCACAACACGGCAGCAAAGAATGGTTGGAGGTACGGTGGCGTGACCACAACGGACTCTCCCGTATTGCAGCGTCAAGCGCAGCAGCCGTGCACGGCGAGCACGAGTACATGACACCAGGAGATCTCGCAGTTGAGTTGCTGGCTGAAGAAGCACCACAACCAAAGCAAGCCAATGCTGCAATGGAGCGGGGCAACAGACTTGAGCCAGTCCTAATTCAATGGACATCAGATCTAGAAGAAATAGTTTTGAATACTCCTGACATTCTGTATTGCTTTGAAAATGGTGACGCTCGCATGATCGCAACACTTGATGCAATCAGCGCAGATGGTGTGCCATTTGAAATCAAGACAACCAAGAAGCGATGGGATGGTGTGCTGCCACGCCAATGGTATTGGCAGGGAGTGCAGCAATCTATCTGTGTAGGTACGAATCAGATTGAGTGGCGCATCTTTGACAGCGACCTTGAGTTGCACCAGTACACGCAGATCATTACATCAGATGAGCAGCAGATACATATCAGCGCAGTAGATGAGTTCCTGAACTTGATTGAGCAAGGACTTGTGCCTGACGTAGCCAAGCTTTCTTACGATAACGTGTCCGATCTATACAACCAATCATCAAGCGTGCAAACCATACTGCCTCCGATTGCAATGGAAGTAATCAACAAGCTGGAACAAATCAAGGAAGCAAAGAAACAAGTTGAGCAGGTAGAGAGTGACTTGAAAGCAGAGCTTGGTTTGATGATGAAAAATTCTGAGGAAGGAATACTCAACGGCGATATCGTGGTGACATGGAAAACTCAGACACGCAATGTGTTTGACTCAGCAAGGTTTGACAAAGAGCATCCAGCTCTGTCAAAAAAATACAGGAAGGACACGAGCTTTCGTGTTCTTAAAACAAAGGTAAGGAGATAACAATGCCAGGGTTCAACTTAGATAACTACGAAACAGTAGAGGACAGACTTGTAAAGTTTTGGGCTGACCATGCAAATGGTCGGATCAATACATCTATCCACTACTACGATGACACACGGATTCTTGTGCGGGCAGAGGTTTACTTTGACCGTGAGGATGCTACCCCAGTAGCAACGGGGTATGCAGAGGAAGTACGTGGTGCAAGCCCAGTAAACCGCACCTCACACGCAGAGAACGCAGAGACCAGCGCCATCGGTAGGGCTCTCGCCAACTGTGGATACGCAGCCAAGGGTGTACGCCCTAGCCGTGAAGAGATGCAGAAGGTAGAACGTGGGGATGTGTGGGTTTCGCGACCCACGCAATCAGCTGCAAAGCCAGTCGTGAATGACAAGCAAGCCATAGATGAAATGATGGACTCACTTGTAGCTAATGGAGCTGTGTACGTAGACAACGAAGAGCAAGAACGACCACGTAATATCTCGATCAAGAATCCAAACGAGCCAGCATCACCAAAACAATTAGGTATGTTGCGTGCAGTACTACGCAGCCAAGGTATCTCCGACAACAAAGAGGTACTTGATCTGTGCAGCGCAGCAATCAACCGCAATATCTCCAAGCTTGACGAACTTGAAAAGGGTGAGGCATCATCGCTCATCACCCAGTACAAGTGAGCAAGAAAGCCAAGACTTTGATTACCATCCGTTTGGATACCGAGTTGATTAAGCAGGTCAATCAGGTATCCAAACGGATACATTCCACAAGATCAGAAACAATCAGAGTCTTACTTAAAGAAGCACTCGGACAATACAATGGATGAAAGGAAGGGTTACTGTGAAGGCAACCAAGATAAGTGCAACGCCAAGGGATGTCCCTTATTCGGAACACTCGGGCGCCCCAGTCGTGACGGTGCGCGTAGGATTCGCAACTGTGGCGACCCTGCAGCTAGGGGTAAACGTAACAGATCTAAAGGGGATTCAAAAGCACGTCGTGCCCGTAAGAAACTTGGGTTGGGTGGTCATCTTACCCGTCACGAGGAAAACTGGGGTGGTGCTTTTCGTACCGAGGTCAAAGCGGGCGCGCAAGTTGGTCCGATTTATACACGATTCAGAGACGCGAAAGCACAGAGTGATCAAGCAAAGGCGTTGGGTGACAATCGCCCATTTGTGATGGTCGCAATGCCAGACGGAACATCAGAAGGTATCGTGTTAATTACTCTTACCGAGTTCACAGAAATCATAAGCCTTATTCCATAAGGACTTCAGGAGTTTTACTATAATGGGAGGGAACAATGAACATACTTATACGGTGCATAGCCGTACCTTTAGCAGGGTTGATTACTCTGAGTTCGCAGGCTCAAGCAGCAATCGCACCTTCACCAGATTCAATCTCGATACAAGTATCGGGATCATTGCCAACGACGCTCGTGAAGCACGAGAGGCTGGACTTGCCAAGACCCGTGACCTTCAAGCACGGAGATATCTCTTGGCTACCGAGCTTGGCAGCTCAGGCTGGGTGGCCTCGCTCGACATGGAAGAAGCTTGGTCAGATAATCCTGAGGGAATCAGGTGGCTGCCCTAACCGTGCTGGCGGGGATATGGTTGATGGGAACTGCAATATAACTGGGGTTTCCGAGTGGAACCATAGGTCAGACACAGGGTTGCTGCAGATCAACGGGGTACATTGGAAGCAGGATCATGCCCAATACCACGGACTTATCTGCAAGAGACTTGGGGTGTGCGAGCAGTCTATACTGTTAGACCCGCTCACTAACCTCATAGCAGGCAAACTCCTTTACGATGTCGCGGGGTGGAGTCCCTGGGATATCGGATAGAAACCAATGAAAGATAGAAAGGAATGGGATATGGAATTAATGAATGAGTTCTCCTTGTTTAACAAGGACTTTAGCTGGGGTGACGAGGCAGCCTGCAAAGGTATGCCGACCGACATGTTCTTTCCAGAGCGTGGCAACAGCAGCTCAGAAAGAAAAGCAATCAAAGAGTTATGTGGAGGTTGCAAAGTCCAGCAGCAATGCCTAGATTTTGCGGTTGACAACTTCATTACCTATGGTATTTGGGGTGGCATGACATTGAATGAACGGCGTAGATATAAAGCGAGGGTTGAGTGGGCGAAGAAATCATCATGACAGACGAGATGTTAGTTAGTGTGTCAAAGTTTCTGCGTCGCGCATTCGTTGGCAGAATGGAAGAAGAAGAACTTGTCAATTGTGTATCAGTAATAGAACACGAACTAATGAGAAGGAGGATTGATGCTGCCAGAAAACATAGATCGATTCGTTGATAGGTTGTGTGCGCTGTACCCCAACAGGCAGGTAGCACGCAACACAATCAAGTCTGGCTGGAGAGTGGACAAAGAACTCTTGGCTGCATCGGTACACATGTGTCGCAGGGTTATTGATATTGTGGAAAGAGACGGAGAGTTTCCATCACTACATAGAATCAAAACCTTACTGAAAGACATGAGACCCAATGATCAGATCACCACATGCACGGTTTGTGATGGGTCGGGTTGGGGTGAAAGATACACAGCACTATCGGAGACTGGGAAAGAATACACATACGTCAGGCCATGCATATGCAGGGAAGGGATAACACATGAAACGTCATTGGAATTGCAGCACTTGTAACAATCAGATAGTTACCTATGTAGAGTTATCTGAACCACCAACGTGCTCGAACCGTCATTCAATTAAACAAATGGAAGAGAAGGGAAAACGAAATGAACATTCCGAAGTTCCAAACTGAGGACTTAGAAGTAATGGAGAACCTGTTAGTTGAGTTGTTAGTGGCTGCACTTAGGGCACCTAACCATATCCGTGGTCCGATAACCGACTTGGCTATTGGCATATCAAATCATTTACCGATAGAAGCGGTAGAACGCAGCAAAGAGTACTCTTTGTACAGAGCTAAGCAAGGAGAACAACGTGGAGTTTGAAGAGCAGGTAGATAACATTTTGCGTGAGGCGTACGAGAGCATCGTACAAGAAGGACTAGAGCAAGAGCTTGACGACTTCAAAAAGGTAGAAGATTTCTTTGCATCCAAGGGATCAATTGATGATTCATCAAGCGAGATCTGGTACATGAGTTTGAACGGCGATCCAGATATGGATATCGTCAACCCAGATGACATGCCTGATGAAGAGTCGGAAGCTTTGGCTATCAAGTACAAGGGAACCTACGGAGATCTATTCGTGGCGTTGCAGGATTCGGACATGATCCAAGAATGCAAGGCAGACAAATGCGTGGGCATCATCACCCGATCAGAAGCATGGGCATCCAAGACCGCAGTTGCCTTAAAGAAACAGGCATCAGAGTGTGATGACAAAGTAACTATGTATATCACAACTCTTACAACCCCACGTGGTGTGCATGTCATCATCCGAAACGGTGATGAAGTAAATTGCGCAACCTATCCTAAATCTAAAATCAAAACAGGAGAGAATGATTTGATCGACGCATTATTTAATGCGTGCTTTCATTGGTGACCGCTACCAATAACGCTGCTACCAGCAACGGTTGCTACCAACAACGGGCTTGACCTGCGCAAGCGCGCGCGTGCGTGCGCCTGCACGGGCGAGCGCGCGCGTTCTTCCTACTGCGAAAAATTGCCCCCGATTTGCGACGGCTTGCGGCGGTGCTAGCATTGACCCGACGCAATTTTTCTATTGCGTTTAACTTAAAAGCAAAGGGATATAACGCTATGGACATAGAGCAAGTGTTACACGCCATTACAAGAGTTCAGGCTGAGAAATTGGTTAAATCAACTAGAAGTTTTAACGATGAGTTGGTCTATAACCAAGTAGAACTGCCTTTGATTAAAGAAATTAAACGGGTTATCCGTGAAAGATTTGAGAGTAATACGCTCTCAAAGTAATAAGCAATATAAACAACAACAAAACAAAAGGGAGAATAAAATGCTAGAAGGACAGGAAGCAACACAAACTCAAGGCTTTAATAGCCCTTGGGAGAGAGCAAGTTTTGCTCTTGAGAATAACTTAGGGCGAGTATTGCTCTATGGCGCACCAGGAACAGGTAAGACATACTTCGCTATGAATTACCACACTAACCCCGATAACGCTTATCGGTTAGTTTGCACAGAGGAAATGACTGATGCAGACTTAATCGGTATGTATAAGCCGACATTGGTTAATGGCTCTAAGGAACTTATGTTCCACGAGGGCGTTGCTATTAAGGCTTGGCGAACAGGTGGTCGCTTGGTTGTTGATGAAATTAACAGAGTCAATGGCGATATTGAGAGTCGCCTTATGTCTCTTATCGACACTCACGCTAGTTCCTCTTGGCAGAACCCCGATACAGGCGAAACGATTAAGCCAGCACAAGGCTTTAGCGTTGTAGCCACTATGAACGGTGAGCCTGAGGACTTAGGGCGCGCTATCCAAGACCGTTTGGTTGTGCAGTTAGAGATAACTGAACCACACCCTGACGCTATTGCTAGTCTGCCTGAATACCTTAGAGACTTGGCGTTCTCTGTGGTATCAAGAACCACACAGTCAGACCGTTACTCGTTAAGAAACTTCGTGGAGTTTGCCCAACTCTACGCAAAGACTAACGACTTGCACAAGTCAGTTGATGTCTGCTTACCCCGTATAGCAGAGCAAATCATTGACAGCATTAGCCTTCAGAAAGTAGAGGCACAATAATGGAAGGCGACAAAATAACTTTGTGGATAGACCATCTCATAGTTATTGTTATGGTTTGCCTCTTTATCGGCTATCAAGTTGGTG